AGCATGCCGCCCGAGAACGCCGCGCCGCCCTGCGTGCCAGCGGAGCCCATAGCGCCCTCGACGGTCTTGCCGAAGCCCTTGTCCATCGCGGGCATGATGGTTACGTACGCGGAGCCGACCTCTGCGTTTGCCATTAGTCACCTCCGTAATACCATTCGTCGAAGTCTGCGATGGGTATCTCGCCCTTGCCGACGTGCTGCACGCCGTCGGATACGCCGGGCCGCGGTATCGGCTTGGGCTTCTTCGCCCGCACGCCGTGCCAGCGCAGGAGCATGAACTGCAATCCCGCGAGCTGGTCGTGGATGGCCGCGAGCAGCATGTCGTTGCGTTGCCCCGTGAGCCACGACGCATCGCCGTCCATCTCCTGCTTGAGCGCGGAGTCGGGCGGCAGGTACCGCACGAACGACAGCAGGGCGCCCTCGGGGAGCGCCCCGCCGATGTCCGATGCGAGGTAGCGCGTGCGTGTCATGAGGTCGTATTCGAGCGCCCCGCCGTGGTCTGCTACGACGGCGGCGAGGCCGATCATTCCCCCAGTGACGGGGAGTCGATGAGCGTGCGCTGCTCCGTCCAGACGGTGAGCAGCTTCTTGAGCTGGTCGTCGCCCACCTCGAGGATGGCGTCGCCCAGATACTTGACGAAGAACGCCTTGATGGCGTCCTGCTCGTTGCCGGCCTTGCCCATGAGCTTGAGGTCGGCGTCGTTGAACGTGACGGGGAGCTGCTTCTCGTCGCCCGCCATGTTGACGGTGATGGTCGGTCGCTCGATTGTCTCGAAGTCGAGACGCGCCACCTGCGCCATTAGGCGGTCGCCTGCCCGTCGTCGTAGAGGAAGTAGATGCACTTGCCGTCGTCGTCGACGCCGCAGTCGAGCGACACGCTCCAGCTGATGGGCTCGTTGGCGACGAAGGTCAGCTCGCCGTCCAGCGTCGGCTGCGCGTTGGGGAGCGCGAGTCGGATGCGCTGGTCGCCGTCCTTCATGTTGAACGCGAACGCCTTGGCGGGAGCCAGCTCGGGGCCGATGGCGACCGTGATCTTCTCGCCGGCGGTGGTGGTCGCCGCGGTGACGGTGACGTTCTGCTCGCCGAACAGCATCTTGAGCGTCTCGGCGTCGGTCTGGATGAAGGTGAAGGTGACGGTGCCCGTGAAGTCCTCGAGCAGCGTGCGGACGTGGCCGAGCGACCAATCCTGGATTGCGGTCGTGCTCTGGTCGAGCGACAGCGACACGCCGTCCACGCTCACGTAGCCGCCGCTCTTCCACGTGGCGGTGGGGAGTGCGGTACGGGCGTCGGTCGGCATGGCGGTGCCGACGGGTGCCCAGTTGACGGCGCCGACGGTGCCCGACTGGTCGGGAGCGCCGACGATAACCTTCTTGGCGTTGATAGCCATTGGCTACCCCTTTCGAATCAGTTTTCGTAGATGTTGGTGGCTAGGTCGAAGCGGCCCTGCCACACGAAGCCGCCGCCCTCGATGTGGCCGAGCTGCGCGATCTCGGGCGCGCCCACGGCGTTGATGCGCTCGTGGACGCCCACGAGGTCGGGCACGGCCTTGGCGCAGGCGAACGACAGCGCCTCGCCCTCGGCGTCGGCGTCAGTCCAGAATTGGACGGTGATGCGCGGGTAGTCGTGCGGGTACTCGCACGTGCCGCCCGTGCGGTTCACGACGGCGAACGGGCGCGGCTGGTCTGCCTGCGGGTAGGTGGACGCGGGCATGCCGAACGTCTCGGACGCCCACGCGATGGCGGTTTCGAGCGATGAGAAGCGCATGCCCTTATCCCTTCAATGCTTTCTGCAGCGTCATGTGCTTGGCGTTGGAGTTCATGGCGTGCCTGTCGGCGGTCGCCACGAACGCGTGGCATCTGACCTTGCCCGGCTGAGCCTTGCGGAGCACGTAGGCGGTGGCGCCGAACATGGACGCGGCGCGCCGTTGGATGGGTGCCGCGGCCTCGTCCACCGCCGCCATGACGCCCGCGGAGTTGAGCAGCACGGCCTTGAAGCCCCTGTTGGGGACGTAGCGGACGCTAGCCGTCATATCTCTGCACCTCCACGGGCAGCCAGAAGTCGCCGAATGTGCGCGGCACCATGTCGGGGATGTACGGCTCGGGGATGCCCACGACGCGGTACTCGCCCTCGTAGGGCCACGGCAGCTCGACCTTCGCGCCGCGCAGCGCCTGCGCGTCCGTCCACGTCTTCGGGAAGTGCAGCGTCAAATCGACGCGCACGCCCTCGGGGCGGGAGTCGGCGAGGTCGTCTGTCGAGCCAGGTGCGGCGAGCACGGCGACCTCCACTGGGTCGGCATACCGCTCGACGTGGTTGCCGAGCCTGTCCTTCGCCGTCCAGTCGCGCACATGGACGGCTGCGGCCACGGCGCCCATCACGCGCTCACCTCGAACGCGCCGAGCGACGCCTGTGCGAAGCCGACGGCGCCCGCGGTGCCGCGGAGCAGCCGGCACTCCTGCGAGGTGAGGTACAGGCCGCCGTTGGTGCCGCCGAGCGTGTAGGAGCGCGTGTACGGCCCTGCGGTGACGGTCGTGGACTCGTACGGCACGGCGTCGTCCACCGCCAGCACGCGGCGCACCATGGCCTTGGAGGCATAGTTCTTGGCGTCGTCGGACGCCGCGGGATATGCCGCGTCGATGATGGTCGCGGCGTCCTCGAGCAGGTACTCGGCCCGCTCTTCCTCGCTCGCGGTGAGGGCACGCCAGCCGTTGGCGACGTCTTCGACTGTTGCGTAGGCCATGGCTAGGCCCCCTTCTTGGCCGTCCTCTTCGGCGCGGCCTTCTTCCGCTCCTGCTTGACGGGCGCGTAGAGCGCCGCGGGCAGCTTCGCGCCGTCCGCGGCGGTCACCTTGCCGCCCGTGGGGATGTAGATGTACTCCATGGGCGCTCGCGTCCTTTAGGCGGTGACGATCTTGGCGAAGGCGTCGGTGTCGAGGATGGCGATGCCGTAGACGATCTCCATGCGGAGCGCGATCTGGTTCTGGCGCTTAAGGTCGCCGAGGCCGTCGGGGTCGCCGTACTCGATTACCTCGGCCATGATGTCGCGCTGGACGCCCCAGCGGAAGGCGTCGAACTGGCCCACGAAGCCGATGATGTTGGTCGCGGTCTGAGCCTCGTTCTTGGCGGAGACGGTGGTGCTGACGGCGGCGTTCATGCCGAACAGCTGGTTGACGTCGGCGCCGAGGCCGAGCTCGGGGTACAGCTTGCGGCCGTCGCCGTCGCGCTGGGTGGCGACGCCGAAGGACAGCGCGGGGTCGAGGGCGATGCCGTTGGGGGTGTAGCCGTCGGCGATGACGAGGCCGGCGGCGGCCTCGATGGCCTCGCCGTACTTGGCGCCCACGAGGGTCGTGGAGTTGGCGGTGTCGGTGATGCCCTCGGTGACGGACTGGGCGACGGTGCCGGTCAGCGGGTTGAGCTTGTGATAGCCCACGAGGTCGAGGGCGCGGCCGAGGGCGATGGCGGAACGCTCCTCGACGGTGTTCCAGACGTCCAGCATGTAGTCCTCGTCGGCCCACTTGACCTCGTTGGAGATGCGGACGGTGGTCTGCAGTTTGCGGGGATTGACGGTCTTGG